TTAACAATTCAACCGTAGAACTGGCGGCATAATCTGAGGAATAAAGCTGGGTTCCCGAACGGGAGTAAGCCGAAAGGTGAGAAATCCTTTGCTCCGTGATTGTGCTGTCAACTGGACAGATGACCATTTTGCCCACCCGGGTCGTCTGTTCAACTGGCGACATCAAACCTTAAAGTAATTAATCAATGATATACACTTGGTGTCGCCTTGCCCCAGTTGTGCGGTTGAGGAGATTAAATATGAAGCATAAGATTAAAGGACGCAATTACAAAATAACGACACCCAGAGTTTACGGCAAAAAAGAAACTCGCACTACACAATTTATTCGTAAACAACTAATCAATAACAATGGAGCAATATGCTCACTCTGCAACAAGCCGATTGAAACTATGAAGGACTGTACGATTGACCATATCATACCAGTTAGTAAGGGCGGCTTGACGACAATCGAGAACTGCCAGTTAGCACACAGGAATTGTAATTCGTCTAAAGGTAATAAGGAGGATTATGGACAGCTTACCAGTGGGTGATAAAATGGAAAACTTTATTATAGCTTTTGACGTTGATGGAACTTTGATTAGTAATATCAATGAAAATGTTATACAAGAACGACGAGTTCATGGTCAAGTTTATCCATTTGATGCCGCAAACACTCAAGTAGTAGAGTTTCTTATTCTTTGCTCCCGTATATTCAAAAACGTAAAGGTGGTTGTTTGGAGTGCTGGTGGTCAAGAGTATGCACAACAATGGGTTGAACGACTACAGCTTGAGAAATATGTATGGCGGACCTATTCTAAAAGTCAATATCAAGAATTGTGTAATACCCGTAAAGTAATCGCTATCGACGATATACATAAAACCAGACTTGGCAATGTGGCTAATCTGATTGTGAAAATGAAATAGTAAATGTCAATTAAAGGAGGGGATATGAAAGAAATCATAGTCAGAGATGGAAACATCAAAAATGAACTTCCAGAAGAGTATAAAGATATTGAAGTTAGATTTTCTCGTTATTACAAATATGAATTCTGGTACGAAAATGACGATATACAAGTCATTATGAGCGGCTGGGAAGATGACGTCTATTTTGCTGAACTGTTCGCTGAAGAAACAGTCGAGAGTCTCTTTGGGGAAATACCTTGGAGTTATTTTGTGATAATGGACAAACGCTAGGGCGAATAGTCAATGAACAAAAATAACCCTTCTGAATCAGAAGGGTTATCCCAACCAGGCGACGTATTTACAATACGCTTAATCAATTTGATCGCTTGTGGCTGTGTAACAGTACTTACGTCTGTACCACTATACTACCATGCTAAGCATAATGGCGCAAGCATTATGGCAAAAAAATGTCACTATGATATGGGATATTGGTGTAGAGCTTTGGGCGATTGAAATTCCTACCACACCATAAACGGTTTGCTAGAATATCACTTGCTTGCACTAGATAATCTCGAGATGAGTCGCAGAACTTTATGTTTATCTTAAAGTCGGCGAACAGTATCGGAGGGTAAAACATTCCATAATCAAAGTTGCGGATCCCATGTATTAGTTCCTCTCTTATACTATCTGAAAGCTTATAGTATCCGTTGGTAGATGTGTGTTGCTGATCAATATAGACTCGCAGAGAGACTGGCTTGTCTGCATCAATTTTGCCAGACGCAATCAGTGTTTCTAGTTTAGACTTTATCATTCTCTTTAAGGCGTAGTCTTTGTATCGATGAATTGACAACTTGTTTGTCATAATAGACTCGTTAACATCGCTCAATTTCACTGTAGCACTAAGACTATTGAATAGCTTGACACAATTATACAAACTTCTCTTATATTTATTTTCTAAACCAGCCGCTTTTAGCTCCGACTCCATCGACATCCCGAGATTAGATTTTATCTCTCTAGACATTGTCTTGAACTGCTCTCTTGCTGCGATACGTTCATGGTTATTCAAGAACAGATATCCAGCGTATATAAAATAATTATGTCCAGAATTAAGAGAGAAAACGCCAGAATCATCTAGGTATATTGAAACCTCTTGGTATTGTTTTTCGTTCATCTTGAGATTATTATAACATTTTTGATAAAAATGTTGGAGAATCTGAAAACCTCATAATATGGTAATTGGGCATGTTACAGTAGTCTAGCTCTAGACAATCTGTCTATATAATAATATAATTAAATTAACACGGGACTACTTGTCTCGTGTTTTTTATTTCTTTAACAAATTGGGAGTTGCTAGGTGGCGAAAGTGACTAGAAGAATAGACTACATACCGATACGCGAAGTATCTAATTTAACGGTCATATTCTACAGTCATGAAGCTATTTATGTATGCGATAGAGAATGTGTGTATGTATTTCATCGCTGGTTTGTCTACGACAGAACTTCATACAGTCGCAGTTTCTCTCCTTTTCGTAGGTTTCTAATGGAACGAAAGAAAATAACTATCCAGGAAGTCTTCGAAAGGGCGAATAAATACGATTTAGCTATTCAAAAAGCAAGAGGGTTGCCTGATTTAACTAATAGAAAAGTGAGGTTTGTGCGATGAAAGTCATTAAAGTCTATCAAAAAGAATGTGCAAGTTGCGGTCATTACAAAGCGCAGATGGAACGACTTGAGGAGTACGCTATGAATAATGGGCAGGTAGTTCAAGTCATCCGAACACCTCTAAGTGAAAGTTTTTATAAAGAAGCGGCTGCCTGGAAGTTACCGCAACCTTTTTGTGTTATTGACAATAAAGCCTATCCGTTAGGCAAATTACCAGGAGATAAAGAATGATAACTCTAGCTGGATTTGCTCTTGCTTACTTATTGACTGCTACGTCAGGTCCGTTTGATATATTTAGTAAATTACGATCAGTATTGATTAATAGAGAAGTACGTGTTTTAGAGTGTATGGTTTGTACTGGTGTGTGGACGACAGTATTGATGTGGGCATTATCAATGGCTGGGTTTAGCTATTTGTTGAAGCCGATTTCGGCAATAGGTTTAGTAATAATTTTAGTGGAGGTAATAAAATGACGGCTGAAAAGATATCTCGTCAATATGTTAACTTGTCAAAAATCAAGTCAAATCCAAATAATCCAAGAATTATTAAGGACGACGCATTCAAGAAACTTGTTCAATCTCTGAAAGATTTTCCAGAAATGATTGAGGCGCGTGAAATTGTCGTGAATAAGGACATGATGATACTTGGTGGTAATATGCGCTATCGTGCAGCTAAAGAAGCTGGCTTAACAATAATACCTGTAAAGATTGTAGACTGGAGTGATGAGAAGCAGCGCGAATTTGTCATTAAAGACAATGTCAGTGGTGGCGATTGGGATTATGATTTGTTAGCAAATGAGTGGGATGGAGAGCAGCTGTATGCGTGGGGGTTAGACTTGCCTGTCATGCTCAATGATGTAGACATCACAGAAGACACTCCACCGCCAGTAGAAGATGATTCTCCTGCTGTTTCTGAGGCTGGAAAAGCATATCGTCTAGGTCGACACATTTTATACTGTGGTTCGTTTATGGATATGGATAGATTTTTCGAAAGTCCCGCTACGGCGTGCGTAACAGATCCTCCGTACGGAATTGGATATATCGGGGGTGCGAAGGCACGCAGAAAGAAGATTGCCAACGACAAAATGTCTGATGATGATTTTCGTAAATTCTTAGACGACGTAGCTAGTAGTATTAGCCGTAATGTTTCGGGGGGGGGTATTGGCGTTTATGTCCCCTCTTAAGCTAGATGATTTTCGCACCAGTTTGGAGCTTGCTGGGTTGGTATGGAGGAGTTATATTATTTGGGTGAAGAACAGGTTCACTCTTGGAGGGTCAGACTTCCAGCATCAATTCGAGCCGATACTCTATCACGTTTTAGACGGAAAGTATGACGCAGAAAGCGGTGACGAATCTACCGCCGAAATGGCTATATACGGAGATATCAACGACCGCAGGGCATGGAACGGTGGGCGATCTCAGTCTGACGTGTGGTTTTTTAATAACCCAAGTAAAAGTAAAGACCATCCAACTATGAAGCCTGTTGGGCTAATGGCGAAAGCTATCCTATCCATATCGAAAGCCAAAGATGTTATTTATGAACCTTTCGCAGGCAGTGGATCAACTCTGATTGCTTGTGAACAGACAGACAGAACCTGCGTGGCTTCAGAATTAGAGCCAGCCTATGTTGATGTTGTAAGAAAGCGGTGGCACAAGATAATTACCGGCTCCGAGGAGGGCTGGGAAGAAGCTACACCAGAGATTGAATTGTAAAAAAGGAAAGAGAGGAATAGTATGATTGAAAAAGTAAACCCTGCACACCCCGACAAAGTAGCAGACAGAATAGCTGGTGCGATAGTCGACCTAGCATACCAGAAGGCAGAGAACCCGAAGATTGCGGTTGAAGTTCTAATTGGTCATAGAAAGGCTTTTATCGTTATTGAATCGAGCGTTAACATCAGCAACGAAAGTATTCATGGCATTGTATACAGATTGTCAGAGATTTCATCCGTGGAGGTTATTAGTGTAGCTCAGGATGCTGAACTAGCGCGTAACCAACATGAGAAGTTGCGTGCGGGCGATAATGGGATATTCAAGGGGATTCCAACGAACTCTGTCGTAAAAGAGCTCTCTGATCTTGTTAAAAAGTTATTTAATGATTATCCGACTGATGGTAAGTATATTCTCGACGATGGTCGGTTGATAGTCTGCCAGTCGCATGCCTCATCAGCAGATTTGAGAGAACGGCTACAGGCACAATATACAAACCTAGTCATAAATCCTCTCGGAGACTGGACTGGAGGACTAGATGTTGATACTGGTGCTACAAATAGAAAGCTCGGAAGCGATATGGGCGAAGCCGTAACTGGTGGCGGCTTGCATGGCAAGGATTTAAGCAAGGCAGATGTGGCTGTAAACATTTACGCATATCTGAAGGCTCAGCAGACGGGCGAAGTAGTAAATATTAGTTGTGCTATAGGCGACGAGATGGTTGATGGGCTACCCTATTCTGAAATAGTTGAAATTGCTAGAAAGTACATTGAAGGTGTTGGTGGTTTTGAGAAGTTCGCCGAATGGGGACTTGTGTAGGCAATAAGGAGGAATGATATGACAGCAGAAGCCCCTAGAAAGCAACGCAAACCCTCGGTTGGTAGGAATGGAGTTCCAACGCCACCAGGATTTGAAGCACACCCAGAACGTCGTCATAATGGCGCCTGGAAGAAAACAGAAACAGCACGATATAAACTCGAGCAGATGATAAAGCTCACAGAAGAAGGGCTGCGTAAAGTCGCTGAAGACGAGAATAAGAGTCTGTTCGAGCGTAAATTGGCTATAGCTATAAGAAAAGCTCAGTGGAAAGAGATTGAGGCGATGATTAATCAGGTTTATGGCACGCCAAAACAAACCATCGAGCAGACTAACATTGAAGCGCCAAAACCGCTAGAGGATTTATCAAAGAAAGAGTAGCGTGTTTGGCAAGACCTCCACTTATCATAAGATAAAGCGGCTCAACAAACGTATCCGCATTGTTCAAGGTGGTACAAGTGCTGGCAAGACAATAGCTATACTATTATTGTTACTTGAGTATGCTACAAAAAACCCAGACAAGATAATAACCATCGCGAGTATCAACCTGCCTCATCTTAAGCGAGGTGCATTGCGAGACTTCAAGAATATACTCACAGCTAACAATTATTGGCAGTATTATAGAATCAAAGAGAACAAATCAGATTACACATTTACTTTATTTAATGGAACGATGTTTGAGTTCGTATCCCTTGATGACGACAAAGCTAGAGGTCCTAGACGAGATGTACTATTTATCAATGAGGCTAACTTAATCAGAGAAGATGCATTCAATCAGCTAGAGGTTCGTACACGTGAGTTTATTTATCTTGACTACAACCCAACGGCTGAATATTGGGCGCATGAACTGGTAGGACGTGATGATGTTGATTTCGTTATCGTAACCTATAAAGATAATGAAGCGCTTGAAGATAGTATTATTGCTACAATCGAAAGGCGTCGCTCTAATAAGAACTGGTGGAAAGTCTATGGTGAGGGGCAGATTGGTGAATTGGAGGGGCTAGTATTTCATGGCTGGCAATCTATCAACGAGATACCTGAGCATGCTGAACTGATAGGCTATGGATTAGACTTCGGATTTACAAACGACCCGACAGCACTTGTTTGTGTTTATCGAGAAGCCGACGGATATATCCTTGATGAGAAGCTTTACAGCACAGGTTTGTTTAATAAGGACATCTCAAAAGTTATTCATAGAGAAGGATTGGCTGGTGTACTAGGAATTGCGGATAGTGCCGCACCTAAAGACATTGCTGAGCTTGTAGAACTGGGCTGTACGGTTAAAGGAGTGACTAAGACTAGTGGTGATGTCAAACAGACTTATAGACAGTGGAGTGTTAATAAGATGAGCGAGCTTAATATTAAATACACAAAGAACTCAACCAATCTACAGAAAGAATATTTAAGATATATGTGGGCAACTGACCGGTCAGGTAAAAGTCTGAACGTACCACAAGACGGTGATGACCACGCCTTAGATGCCGCTAGGTATAGGCTTACCGAGATGTTTATCCCACAGATAGAGTATGGTGGCGTACGATAGGTAACGATAATAGTATTATGAATTTATTGTCACTTTTTAAGCCAAAATCTCAAGTAAAGGTTGAGGGCATTTCTTCGTTAGCTAATTTTAATACAGGAGACTGGTATAGTCGTTATTGTGCAAGTAAATATGATTCTGCCTACCCAAATATTCAAGCGGTTGCTAACGAGTTTATTACTATTATGCCGAAAGTCATTGACTCAAACGGAAAGACCATACAGAACAATCCAATTCTTAACGCGCTCTATCATCCTAATCAAGCAGATGATTTCGTGTCATTCAGTGAGAAGCTTATTGTTTCTACTTTAGTAAATCGAAATACATTCATTCTAGTTTGGGCGAAAGAGAACGGTAAAGCAGTAAAGACTACGAATTACGGATTCAAAGGTCAGAATATTGCTGGGTTCACATTCTTAGAGCATCCAAGTATTACACGCCGCGATAACAAGACCTACTATCAAATAGGGGCTGAGACTTTTACTGAAGACCAGGTTATTGTAATCTCTGGAGGTGTTGACCCAAGTAATTTATACGCTGGATATTCACCAACTGAAGCCGCCACTCAATGGATAACATTAGACGATTATATTGCTGACTTCCAACGTGGTTTCTTTGAGAATAACGCGATTCCTGCTGGTATGTTTGTCATTGCGGCTCGTACTGCTCGTGAATATAATGATATGGTTGACCTGTTGGAATCTCGACACCGTGGAGCTGGTAAAAATGGTAACGTTACGTATTCTCATCGTCCGATCGACCCAACGACAAACAAACCTGCTGAAGCACAGATTCAATGGATACCATATGCACAATCTCAAAAAGACATTGATTTTGCGGCTGTGTTTGAACAGGCGAATAAGCGAATTGATATGGCGTATGGTGTTAGTCAGATTATTAAGGGAGTTGACGACCAAGCTAAATACTCAAACGCTGACGTTTCCGAGCGTGGTTTTGCTAAGCGTGTTGTTTATCCACGAGCGCTTAAAATTTACTCTCGTTTAACGCATGAACTCAATAGGATTACTGGTGGTATCGGTGTTGCTATTACTTTTGACTATGAAATACCAGAGATTGCCGACCGTAAAAAGGTTGAGGCAGAAGTGATGGCAACTAACACAGATACCATCTTAAAGCTGGTTGATAAAGGTTACGAATTAGATTCAGTCATTGACGCACTCAAACTACCACAGAACTACAAGCTGCTTAAACTAGGCGAGAATAACACTACTGAAATAGAAAACGACAAACCTCAAGTTGACGAGGGCGGCGAAGTGGAGAAAGCCCCAGACCCACGCACAGTAGGTGCGCTTAAAGCCGAAGCTTCTGAGTATGACAAACTGTATAATATTGCGAAGAGTTTTATGCAAAGCCGTGTCGACCAAGCCATTCAAGAACTTGGCACTCAAAACGAAGCTGAAGACGACAAGCTGGAACGTTTTATAGAAGACTCATTAGCGTTAATCACTCTATTGCTTATTTCTAGTGGCACAGATCAATACAAAAAAGGCTTAGACATGGTTAAGAGCGCAGGGCTAGACACTGAAAGTACTGACGAGTTTGTCCTGTCTGATACTGCTAGAGCGGATTACCGTTCACATCTTACACGAGTAGCTAAATCATATGATGATGAAACTAAAAAGGTCATCAACGATACACTAGAGCGATCGCATCTTGATAATTTAAGCGAAAGTCAGACAAGAGACTTACTGAGAGATATTATGAACACTGACGAATACAGAGTTGCTCGATTAGCTCGCACTGAAATACAGCGTTCTGAAAGTGTTGGCGATGTAGAGGCAATGAAGCAGCTCGAAGCTGAAACAGGAGCAGAAATTGAAAAGACTATAAATCATCCAGTCGGTGCGCACTGCCCAGAGTGTAGAGCGTTGGAAGGAGTCTGGAAGCCTGTTGCTCAACCGATGATAAAGCTTAATGAAGCAATAGAAACAGACAGCGGTACATGGATAAATGATTATGAAGAAAATATTGGCGGTCCTATTCATCCTAATTGTGGTGGTCGCCCAAAATTCAGGATTAAGCAATGATAAAGATAAACTGTAAGTATTGTGGTAGATATTTGTTTGAAGCAGTTACTTCTACTGCTATACAGGGTTTAATCTGCCCAAACTCTAAATGTAAAGCAAAATTGAATATTAAAGTTCTGTTCGCGACTGATTGCTCTGACAAGATAAAACAGCTTGTCTTCACTGAAGACGAGAAGCCGCCTCGCACTCACGATAGCACCTCAGAATGAAAATAAGGCAATGCTCATTTGAGCGCCGAATAATAACCTTAAAAAGGAACGCTAATGGATAAATTCTGGAAGTGGGCGAAAGCTGAAGCCTCAAACGAGTTAATTATCAATGGCACTATTGCTAGTGAGAGTTGGCTCGAGGACGACGTTACGCCAAAACTTTTCAAAGAGGAATTAGCTGCGCGTACGGGCGACATTACAGTGAGGATTAACAGTCCTGGGGGTGATGTATTCGCTGGTGTATCGATTTACAATATGCTCCGTGAATATAACGGACGTGTTGTAGTGAAGGTCGATGGACTAGCCGCGTCTATAGCGTCTCTCATAGCAATGGCTGGAGACGAAATCGTTATGCTACCTGGTGCAATGATGATGGTCCATAAACCGTGGACAATCGCAGCAGGCAACGCAGACGAGCTAGGACGAGCTGTTGAGATGTTAGAGAAGACTTGCGAGAGCATGATTCCAGTTTATGCAAGCCGAACAGGACTATCTGAAGAAAAGATAGAAGAGCTGTTGGCTGCTGAGACGTGGATGACTGCCGCTGAAGCTGTGGAGCTTGGATTTGCAACCGAAGCAGTAGAAGCGAAAACAAGCTTATCTGACGCTATGAAAGCTGCCGCTAGCTATACCTCAATCGTGAAAGATGCTTGTCTGGCACCGGCAATGGCAATCGCTACACGAGTAAAAAGCGAAGAGACCGAAAAGGTCGAAGAACCTACTGACGACACACCTGAGACGTCAGTAGAAGATAAATCAGGTAAAGAAGAGGAGAACGAAATGAACGAGGAAATCGCAAAGGCTCAAATCATCGAGCCAAAAGAGCAAGCAGAGGTTACGACAACCCCTACTGTTAATGACTATCTAAAAACTCAAGCATCAGTGCGAGATTTTACACAAGTATTGATGGCAAACGCTGGTCGTACTTTTAATGACGTTAAGAGCGCTTGGCAAGATGTTTTGGTTAAGAATAACTTGACCGACAAAGAGTTTTTCAAATTGCCAGAGCCTGTCGTTTCTGCTATTGAAGACGCTGTAACATCAGGTGAAATCTTTAGCAAGTTGAACAAGACTGGTTTGGATGTATTCAAGGTTACTTGGGACAAATCCGACGTCGAAGCTGATACTAGCCGTGCAGGCGGACACAAGAAGGGCGAAAAGAAAGACCAGCAGGTCATTGACTTTGAAAGCCGTACAATTCGCGCTGGTGTGATTTACAAGTACTTGGTATTAGACAAGCAAACTATCCGTGAGAACAAATCAACAGGCGCATTGATGAAATACGTTCTGAACGAATTGCCTACTCGAATTATTCGCGAAGTTGAGCGTGCTGCGGTTATCGGTGATGGTCGTGAAACTAACGACAAGCGCAAGATTACGTCATTCACTTCTATTAAGTCAGACGTTAAGGCAAAGAATACCTTCGGTGATGAATTGACTATCGCAGCTGGTATGAGCCGCGCTGAAGCTGTAGCTCGAGCTAAGGACATGATCCGTACTGACGGTGAGATTGTTCTTATCGCTAAGAAGGGCTTTGCAACGAGCGCACGCTTCGAAAAGGGTGCTGATGGTAAATACTTGTTCCAGATTGGCGCAAAGGCTGAAGACGTGTTAGACACAGCTACTATCATTGAGCCAACATGGTTTACTGATGCAACTGACCCAGACTACGACGCATACGTTGTTGTGCTTGGTGCGTACAAGACGGTTGGTGATACTTCTGTAGAGGCATTCACTAACTTTAAGCTTGAGACCAACGAAGAAGAGTTCTTGCAAGAGCTTTACATCGGTGGTGGCTTGTCTGGCTTGAAATCAGCAATCGGTTTGAAGAAAGCTTAATAGAAAGGGAGCGTTGAGATATGCAATACAATTTGACTGAACAACAAGTTGAGAGCTATTTACAACGCTCCCTAACTTCATTTGAAAGCGGCAACTTTAATAACCTATTGCGAATAGCTATCAGTAAGCTTGAAGCGTTGATTTGTAGTAAAGTCGGCTATATAGAAGAAGAGCGAACTTTTCAAGGTAGAGACGGAATGAGGTCTGTATTTATTGGTCTTTGTTCTGAAGTTAAATCTGTTAAAGTGAACTCTAACTCGGTCGACTTTACTGCTTATCTAGGAGATAATGCTAGTCAGCTTTGTGACAACATAGTACTGAATAAGCCCACAAAACATACTGACGTAATAACTGTTCATGGTGGATTTGGTTTGAAGGTAATTCCTGAAGAACTAGCTCAAGTTATATCTGAACTGTTTGCTGTAAAACTTGCTGGAGACGACAGGATTACTTCTAAAAAGGTCGAAGACTTCAGTATTACTTATGATAAGACGAGCGAGACTGACAGGATTATCGAAAGCTATAAGTCGATACTTGATAAATACAGCCAATGTAGTCAAATCACATTACGTTCAGGAGAGATAAGAAATGACCGTATTCGATGTATTTAAGCAAACTCCTTACATTTTTTTGGAGATTACCAAAGGAACGGTGCGAGGCGACCTTGTAAGACACCACACGGGCTTGTCTGGCGTCTTTAAGCAGCGTAGTGGGGTTACAACATCAAACAACATTCAAGTAACTGATTCGACCGCGACACTGCATGTAAAGCCTGTCGATTTTATAGATTTTACAAGCACTAACATGTTTGTAGGTCATGGCGTTCAAGTCAATGGAGTTTCTTATCAAATTGTAGGCGCGACTGCTGGCATGAACTTCGATACTGACACATTAGAGCATTACACTCTGACTCTGGAGCGTGCAGATTATGGAGACTACTATGGTGAAGCTCAAGAATAATATTGACGCTTGGCAGAGAATTCAAGCAGTGAACGCTAAAAATAAGAGAAAGGGTATTGCTCAGGCTATAATGTCACGAGCGCAAATGCTAGCGCCAGTTGATACTGGAGCACTAAAGCAAAGCGTACGACTAGTCGATAATGGCGATACTACAAGTGTTGTATTCGGTGGCGGTGATGTTCCATACGCAAAACGCCGTCACTATGAAAACAAAAAGCACCCGCAAACACTGAACTATCTAGAAAAAGCAGGCGAGAGCGTGAAGAAACAAATTGATTTTAAGGGAGGTCTTCGATGAAAGTATTTTCACTGTCGCTTCTGAAATATCTAGAAAACAACGAATTCGGTGAAATTGATAAAGATTTATTCTGGAATAAGCTCACTCTCGACAGGAAAGGCGTTTATATCTCTGATATAGGCGGCAACCAGTCGAGAGGCGTTCGCCCTACATACTCATTTGAACTTTATTCACGGGGGAAAGATGATTTGGACGGATACAAGAGATTGGCTAGAATATCTGAATTTCTATCTAATAAGCTCGGCGTGAGTATATCTCTACCTGAGACCAGTTACACAGAGGAAGGCTTTGATTGTGTGGTTTTCGAATCAATATCAACACCAACATCTGTCGAAAGGGATACTCAAGGCAGAATGATTTACGCAATAACGGGGCTTGCAAGAGTTAACTAAAAGGAGGAAATATGAACGTAGAAGAGTTCAAAAAAGCACTAGCAAAGCAGAATGGACCAAAAGAAGTCTATCTAGGTCAGCTAGTAATCCCACAAGATATGCTGGGAGATATCGCCGTTAAATACGAAGGCGGCACAACAGAAACTGAAACTCAAGGTGGAACAATCCGACGCCCAAGCGGTCGAGCTGACACGTCAGAAGTAACACTGACTCTTTATCTGGCTGGTCCGGAAAGTGTTAAGGCTGTTTACGCTGGACTATATGAAGCAGCATCAGGCACAAAACAGACAGTTGGAAGTGTAACCTGGGGTGCTGGAGCTTGTGCAAGTTCTGCAACTACCGTTCCACTACATATTCACCCAGTATGTGAAGCCAATGACGACTTTGACGTTCACGTATATAGTGTAACGCTACCAGACAGCTTTGATACTACATTTTCAGCTAGTGGAGATGACTCAACTTTGGAATTAACCTTCCAGATGAACCGTACAGCTAAGGGCTTCTTCCGCTATGGACCAGGTCTGAAAGACAAAAAGGGTAAATACGACCCTCAAACCCAGACAGTGAAACCACTTGAGGCGTAAGCTAACTGTGAATAAGAATACCGCTCAAACGAGCGGTATTTTGTTGTCTAATATTTCTTGCGACAGTCTAGTTTCGTATCTTTTTCAACCACATATGCAGCATTGAAATGAACTCGCGGAATGACTACTTGGTATTTTTTTGTAGAATTTGCTGGGACTTTATCAAATGAGTATTCTTTAGTGACTGTAGGATTTGTTTTGTCTGAAGGCTGTAGAGTAATTTTACATGTTGCATTCATGTCTTTGTTTGATGAGTTTGTTAGCTCGAAGTTAGTAACCATATTAGCGACGTCGTATTGTTCTGCGAGTGCGGAAGCCGTGCCTGTTATTTTCCCAGATTGAGAGTCTAGAGCTTGCATTAAAGCACCTGCTATGAGCATAGTCAGAAGTGCAAGACCGATAATTTTAGGTATCATTTTTACCCCTTTAGGCTGATATTTCCAGTTTAGGTCTTGTGATAGCTTTTTATACCTCTTGTTGTAAGTTTTTTGGTCGAGCGTTCCGTTATCGAGCTGCTTTCTTAATGAATGTAGCTTGTCGGCGTCCTCTTGCGACAATTTTTTAATAATTTTTTCGTCCATTTATACATGCCTCATTGAAATTTAATTTAATGATTATACATTACCACATCTTGCGTCAAAAGTCCCTATGCTCACGATAAAACCTCAAAATTATAAGATGAAAGGGTAAATAATATGACAATTAAATTAAATCTATCAAAATATCAAGGTTATAAAGAGGTTGATTTCGGTGAACCATACGGAGTATTAAAAGTACGTCCGCTAGGATCGAATGAAAGCCTAGAGATCAATAAGATTACACGATTATCTGTCAAAGCTATAAATGAGCTAATGGCACTACAGGCAGAAATCCAGAAGATTGACAGGTCAAAGATCAAAGACGACGACAAGAGCGTTGTTGAGAAAATAGACCGCGGCAATAAGCTTTTGGCGGAACGAGAAGAGCTTGCAGAAAAAGAGATTAAGATCTATGCTGGTTGTTTTGATGATTCTAAAAAAGCAATGGAAATGCTAGGTAGCTTATCCAGTTTAGCTATTCAGGATTTGTTTAACGACATTTTTTCTAGCAGAGAAAGTAGGCGTAAATAGTGGCAGTAGTAAACTTAAAAGACCTACTTACTCCTGAAGAAAAGGCACGTGTTGAGCAGCGATACAAGGAGCGCACTACACGACAAGCCACTGGAGCAAAAGTCGCACCTGAGATGTGGATTATTGCTAAATTAGGTGTATATCTCGGCTGGGGTGCGGTCGAAGCAGTAAAACGTGGGTATATTGAATCATTCGAGAAGAGTGGTGATAGTTTCGAGAAAGTACTTGTTCCGTTTACTTTAGACGAGGCTTTGATGCTAATTGATGCTGCTGATGCTGTACATAACCAAATGACCGCTAAGAATCAATCAGCAACTTATTACGCAACTGCTGGTGCGTTTTCCAAAGAGGGTTTTAGCGCGTTAGAGAAAGATTTGAAGAAGAGGTCGGAGATAGCATTCGATGAGTAACGTTGGCGAGATTTCATATGATGTCAGACTAGCTTTAGACAAGCTAGATGCTGATATTGGTTCTGTGAAATCGAAGCTTGACGGTCTTAAAAAAGACGGTTCCAACTTAGAAAAAGGTCTGGCAGTAGGCGCGAGTGCCGCCGCTTCAATGCTACTTTTAGATAAAGCTATAGGACTTGTCTCAAGCTCAATTGGTGGAACTGTAAGGCGTGTAGACACGCTAAATAACGCCGCTCGCGTGTTCCGAGCAATGGGACAATCTGGCGAGCAAGTTTCCGCATCAATGAAGCAGCTTGAAGCTGATATTAAAGGGTTACCTACATCTCTTGACGAAGCCGTAAGAGGTGTGCAACGTCTTGTCGCCGTTTCTGGCTCAATGGTTGCTGGAGAACAGGCTTTTAAGGCTATAAATGACGCTATTCTAGCATTCGGCGGTACAAGCGCTATGGTAGACAATGCGATAACTCAGCTCTCGCAGGATTTTGGACGTGGCGCTGTTCAAGCTCAGACATTCAACTCATTATTGAACTCAGGTATGACACCTGTTTTGCAGGCAGTAGCGAAAGAAATGGGCGTTACAATGGGTGCACTCAAAGAAATGGGAAGTGAGGGCAAATTATCCGCCGAGCAACTTACTCAAAAGCTTATAGAGCTAGATCATAACGGTGGCGGAGGTCTTGAATCTCTTGACTCAATGGCAGAAAAAGCGACTGGCGGTCTTCAGACTTCATTTACGAATATGCAAACCGCTGTCGCTCGAGGAATGGCTAATCTTATTCAAGGATTGGGTGCAAGTAATATTGGAGCTATTTTAGCTGGAGTTGGCGCAGGAATAGAGACTGTATTGAATGCTGTTGGTGGGTTGGCTGGTGCTGTCGGAGCATTATTGGCACCGTTTAGTGGCGTTATTCAGGTCGCAGGCTCAGGAATCGTAACATTCGCACTTGTTGCTGGCGGGTTATTTATATTGCAAAAGGGATTCTTACTAGCTCGAGCGGCGATGATAGCGTTTTCGAGTCATCCAATCGTAGCTTTGTTGTCTGCAATCGCGGCTGGTGCGGTGATGGCGGCACAGGCGTTTGGAATGCTTGGCTCTGCGGCTGGTGGTAGCGGAGAGAGTGCTGAAAGTCTAAAGTCTCAACTGGCAAGCGTTGACGCTCAAATTGCACTACTTGAAAAATCTACTGGTGGTTCGTCTAAAGGAATGGAAAAGGCGGCAAAATCCGCCAAAAAGCTAACTAAAGAGTTAGACAAGTTAGAAGCTCAGGCAGCTAAAATATGGCGAGATTATAGCCGAGACTTAAATGATATCCGTGTTAAACACGAAGAGACGGTTAAAGACCTAACTAAACAAATTGCTGAAGAAAATGCCAACTATGATGCAGAAATAGCCAAGAGGTCTGCCTCATTTAGAAAATCTCAAGTCGAAGAGATTAGAGAACACGAAAGCAAAGTTCAGGCTTTAACAAATCAGATTAGATTTTTGCAAAACTTCAACAATTCTTACAATGCTCAAAAACTTACCGAGCTACAATTCGCATTAGACAAAGAGCAGGCACTATATGATGAACAGTTCGCGGCAAATCAAGAGAAATTAAACGCTGAGAACGACGCAGACAAACTCAAAAGAGATCAGAGGCTTGCTGATTTACAGCAACAACTTAACACTGAATTGGCGTTTCAAGATAAGCACCGTGCCGATTTAGCTAGTGTTCAAAATATGATTAAGCTTGATGAGATTGAAAGCCTCAAAGAGCGACGTGATGAACAACTTGCTACACTTGAACAGCAAAAACAAGACGCTCTATCTAACAACGCAGAGACAAATGCGGGTATTCTTGCAAATAATGGAGAAACTCTAGAGAAGCTGAAAAAACAGAGGGAAGAACTAAATAATAAATTGAAGACGCTCAACCAACAACAAGCAGACGACGGAAAATATACGTTCGGCAAATTCTTAGATGATATGTGGCGAGCGACTGTCGACTTCTTCGATTTTGGCGGCGGTCGATTCTGGAAGCCGATGCGCGACTCTTTGGGCAATTTTGGCTCATGGGCGGCGAATCTAGGAGTTGCGGCTTGGAACGGCGTTATCGGCATTGGTAAGGGAATGATAAACGGCTTGATAGCGCAAATCGAGAGAGTCATAAACAAGCCTATAGACCTATTAAACGGAGCCTTGAACATAATAAATAAGATTCCTAACGTTCACATACCTAATATTCAGAGGTTCAGTCTTCCAAGGCTAGCAAAGGGTGGTGTTTTGACTACAGCTACACCTGTTATCGCTGGTGAATATCTAGGGGCTAAGGCTAACCCAGAAATCGTTACGCCACAAAAAATTATGGCAGATACGTTTACTAAAGTACTAAAAGAGACTAATACACAGCCATCGCAACAAATCACCATCAATGTGAGCGGCGTATTCGCAACTTCTCCTGACGAAAGAAGAAAAGTTGCTGACCAAATTATGCAGGCGTTTGAACAGAGCCAGAAAGCGAGGTTCGCATGAAAGAGATGACATTAACCGATTCTACAATTTCAAAAACTTGGAATCATGAATACATTTCAAGCCCATTTTCTGAGAATTCTAATTTTGGAGAGACCGATGTTACTGTTCTGTCAGGAAATGTATATACAGACTATGTTTATCACAAAAGAGTGTGGACTAATACTTTTGGACATTTAACAGCAGATGAATTCGCTGAACTGTGGGGCTTTGTACAAAGGCAATATACGACTAATAGATACCCACTACTCACATTATCTGACGGTTCGGCTACTAATATTCCAGTGAAGATTTCTATCAGTAAAAAAGACGTCATAAACCTGTGCGGTGATGTAGAGGGTATTACTTTAACGATGGTCGAGACTGGGCAGAACTTGGGACAATAAAATGTTAGTTACTAGCGATAGATTTAAGAAGTTAGCGAAATCTTGGGTTAGACCGCTCACGTGGCGTGTTGCCATGGCGTGGGATAAAACTCGAAATGAAAATATCTCATGGGGTGTATACGACCAATCGACATATGGAGGTGGTGATTTATATGCATCAGATATCGCAAGTCAACCACCTGTTCAAATATGGGACACCTATGCATACACTGATATCTCAAATAGGATTAAATCGATTGCAGTTAATCGTTCTGTTGAGTTTCCGTATTCAGTACAGTCAGCGATTGCTGATTTTGAATTAGCTAATCACGACGGTTATTTTGTGCCATATTCAAACAGCCCAATCGCAAAATATATTAAGCCAAACATTCCTACTCGAGCGTGGCTCGGTTTCGGTGAAGAAAATGTACCACAATTTGTGGGACTTACAAATATGCTACCTGACGCAGAGCCAGGAAAAGCTGAAGCCTCAGTTTCGGCTTTTGACTTTCTTAACTGGGCACTATCTCAACCATTGCCACAACTGCCGCCAATGGCTTATAAGAAAACAGATTATATTTTAACTGAGATATTCAAAGGTTTAGGGTTTGCATCGCATCAGTTTACCTTTTCAGGAGCAACAAATATTATCCCTATATTTTTCCCGAATAAAAACGATTCGTTAGCTGATATTGTTAAAAAATTAGTTCAAGCTGAGAACGGTAGATTATGGCAAGACGAGGAAGGACTAATAAGATTCAAAGGACGTGGCTCTGATGTCGCAGAAAACATTCACTATAAACTAGATGACGATAATGTAATATCGATAACACCCTCGAAGAGTTCTGGCATTGTTAATCACGTTAAAATTAAAACACCTATTCGTGTTATCGCACCTTATCAGATGGTTGCAGAAAAGACCTCAAGCGGTAAAAACACAGATAATCTTTGGGTTGTAAAACGTGGACTACCAATTGTGCGTGAAGTTAGTTTGTCTGACCCGTGTGCTGATTTAATTGAGCCAAAATTGGGTGAAAACGCAGACGTTTCATGGTTTACTGCGAAAACTGCCAACGGAACTTTTGTTGACAGAGGTGTGAAATGCTCGCTAAAGTTAACACCTAGCAAAGCGATATTAACCTTTACGAGTGATTTATTTTATCCTGTTGAAATCGATCGCGTATTTTTGTGGGGTGAACCGTCAAAACAAATTGATGAATTGGATTATGAAGCGTTTGACGACAATTGGAGTGATGACGATGATCACTTGTTAGAAATAAATGACAACCCATTTTTTGGAAACTACGAAAACGCAAGAGCATTCACGCAGTCAGTATTTAGAGGCTATGCGACGTATAGCCCGATGCTGGAATTAGAGGTTAAGGGTTCACCGTCTATGCAAATAGGGGATTCGATTAAGCTAGACACTCGACTGGCGAGCGGAGTTTATCAAATTATCGCAATATCTCAGAAATTAAGCGATAGTAAATTAACTACCAAATTGAAGGTTAGAAAGACTAAAGTTTATATGTTTGCGCAATATGACAGATCAGTCTATAACGGAGAGGAAGTGTACGCATTCTAATGAAAGAAGTTCTAAAATTAAAAGGTTCAACTATTATTTCATCGATTACTGGACAATTACGCATCGAGGAAGGCTCGGGCAGGCTTGTTATTTATGACCCCGTAAATCGCAGGGAACTTGTTGTGCTGGACGGAAGCGGGCTGTTGTTTTCTGACGGAGCATATAAGCGTATTAAAATCGGTGCTTACGCTACTAGGGTTGGTCTGTGGGTGAGTAAAGAGGGCAAAGACGTTATTGAGCTTTTGGAGCAAGAATGATAAAAGACTTTGTATTATCTAGTGACTATCCGATCGACCAAGTAATCTATCGTAGCGATACTATACCAGTACCAGTCAACGCGCATGATTATAACGACATAACTATACCAAACCCTTACGGCTCTGCGTTTTTGCCGATAGCACAATTTTCGACTTCTAGCGATTTTTCGCAAAATGCATTCGAGGTGAATACTAGCGGGTTCAATAATAGAGGTGAGTATCAGTATTTATCATACGTTCGTGTGGATAATAATTTAATCCATATAAGCACGTCAAATAGAACCGACACTACTGCTACGTTTTATTTCCGAATCATAGGATTCGCTTTAGAACCTCATCGAAAAGCCTCATTCACAAGTCATTATCACGACATGACTTTTAATACTGATAATAACCAGTTAAAACTATATAAGGCTGGAACTGTGCTTGTTAATACTAACGAAGAAATTCGGATTGTGCATAACCTTGGATATAAACCACTAGTCCTCTTATGGCTGGAGCAGAACGGACAGATAAGCTCTTTGTCTTATGCGTCTCTAGAGTTATGGGCTAACAGCGGGTATAGTGCGTTCGTAGATAAGACTGCACTAACATTGTCGTACAGAGAAGAGTTTTTTAACACGACTATAAAATATCACTATAGGATGTATGCCGATGAATAATTATCCAGACGATTTTAATATCAGTAGTGATTACGCGACTATCAGTGCTACTGGTGGAAGTATTATGAGTCTTACTCTACCTGGGGGCATATCGATAGCAAGCAATACTGTGTATTTTCAAAAACAAGAGATTAATATGACTAACGTTGGGATTTTAAGATTACTAGTTAGTACCTCTACAAATCCAGACAGAGCTATCACGGCGTCTAAAATAGACTTCGTAAGGACTTTTGCGGTTTCAGGCGGCGGCACAACACCTACTTCTGTGCTTATTTCTGGCTGGCGCGAATCAAAAAATAAAATAGTGTGCGCACTGTCGATATTTAATCCGTACGACACTGCTATTATTAATCAGAATGCGACAGAGACGTTTTATATAGACGTGCGAACTATGACGTTCCCGTATTAGATAACGACAAGAAATCATAATTTATATTATGAACGAACAACCAGAAGTATCAGCTAAAGAATTTGGAGCGTTACAAGCTAAGGTCGAATACATTAAGGATGGCGTAGACAAGCATACTGTCATGCTAGAGCGAATTGAAAATATCGCACGAGCAAACGTTACTCAATCACAACTTAAAACATATATCGCAGAGCACGAAAAAGAATCAGAAGAGAAAT